AATTCCGCGCTGTTCATCCGCAAGAATATTGCCAAGCCGTTCGCCTTGCCGCTCTGCGCTAAACTTTGAACCCTTTGTGCGAGGCTTTAAGACATGCGTAACGATTGCTGCTTTTTTTGGATCATCGAAAAATGTTGCTGCATTCCGACCGACTGCTGGTCTTTGAGCAGTGAATGCGTCGAGCATGCCGAGACGGTAGAGCTTTTGCAGGTTGTCTAGCCGTTTGTCATCTGCGTCAATGCCACCTGGCATGCGTCCTAAGTCGTCATAAGCTTGAAACGCCTCTAGCTCGCTCGACTTAAATGCTTTGCGACCCGCTTCTAAAGCTTCAATAAACTCCTGTTCGCCTTGCCATGCTCTGCGTGCCGTTAAATAAACATCGCCAATATCTTCCATCTTATTGATGGCGTCGAGAACAAGGTTTTTCACATCGTTAAGTTTGCCGCCGAGCTTTGAATTGCTCCGCATTAATCGCTGAATTGTTTTATCTGCAAATTGCTTTTCTGCATCAAACTGCTTTAAACTTTTTGCACTTTGCAGTTTTTTCAACATCCCAACAACGCGCGGCTTATAACTCTCCGTTAAGCCCTCCACAACGTTAAGCTGGATGTCTGCATAAATGGGCGCCATCCGTTGTTTCCAGTTAATGCCCGACGCGCGGTCTGCTTCATAGGCCGCATCATAGTTCTTTTTTGATATTTCTTTTTGCTGATTGCTGATCTTGCGCGCGGTTTGATAGCCGGTCGCTTCGTGCCCATGAAATGATTTATCCTGCAAATTAAACGCCCGCTTCAAGCTCGAATAAATGCGATCGAATTGGCCTGTTGGGATCTTTGGGTTTGGCTTGTCGAACTGCCTGCGCGATGCCAGTCCGCGACGCGCCATTGTGGGTGCTAAGCTTTCGTCTGCTATTCCTGTTTGGCGTGTTCTTAGAAAATCTGTCGCGATGTTGCGCGCTTCCGGCTGTTGGCGAACAACTGAGCCGGCCAATCTTTGCAAGCTTGGATCAAGATCAGCAAGCGCAACCGCATCGGGCGCATTAGAACCGCTGTATAACCTTCTATTGCGAGAAATATCCGCCAGACGTTTTTGCAATTCATCCCGGCTCACGCCTGCTCTAGTCAACTGCGCGCCGATGATCGATAAAGCCGATCGCTCTTCCGGTGAAACGTCTGGTGGCAACCCTACCGGTCCGCCGTCTTGCGCCGCCGCTGCGCTCAGTGATGCTGGCTTTCGCTCCCGGGGCGTCAGTCGCTCGACAGTTGGTGCAACGTACCGCTGATACGTCGGAGCCACAGCTCGCGTAATCGGATCGGCCAAAGCCTCTGCGCCGCGCAACGCGCCAGTAAATAAACCCGCCGCCGAAATATCTTGCCCAATCGCTTGCGGATTGAATGCTGCTCCGGCCCGCTTATCCGCACCGCCTTCCCCGCCTAGATATCGGGCGGCTGCCCCGTACCCGACAGCATAGGGCGCAGCCTGCGCAAACATCCCCCCCGTCCGGCCCAGATAATTTGCGCCAAGGGTAGGCGATGATGGTATTGGACCAGCGAGCGGCAACGTCGCAATTCTTGCGCCTGCGTTGCCCGATTGGATGGCCTTCAATGCCGCGCCGCCTGAAGCCAATCCGCCCGCCACGCGCCCCACAATCGATGCAACAGGATATTTTTTATCAATGTAACGATCACGGGCCCGCTGATAAGCTAACGTTTCATCGTAAGAAGGCGTTCCGAGACCTAGCACATTTCCTGCATCTGATGTTACAGCCGTCAACTCATCGAGACCTTCACCGATAAGTGTGCCTCGCGCAATTGTCCGCCCAAAATTGCCAAGCCTTTGTAAAATACCGCCTTCTTTATTTTCCCGCGCAACATACTTGTCCGCCCATTGTCGAGTAGCATTCTCACGTTGGTCTTCGGGCAACGCTCCGATAGCCTTTCGCACATCTGCAACGGGCTTATCGTAATCAATGCCGAAATCCTTTAACGGACCATTGAACTTGTTGTTCATAGCCTGCTTGATTGTTGAAACAGGCGTTCCGTCTGGAAATTCGATAACTTCGCCGTTTGGGCCCTCAACCTCAATCATTCAATTTCACCCGTGTTAGGGTTAAACCTGAGTCGATTATTTTGCTGTGGTGCTTGTTGTTGCCGCATTCCTGGATACATTTCACCGAGTTGCGGATATTGACGCGCAGCCTCTTGAGCACGCCCAAGACCGCGCTCAATGAAGTTACGAATAATGTTTAGGTTTTGCTTGAATTCCGCCGCGTTACGCGAGCTGGTTAAGCCAGCAATTGCCCCGCGTATCCGCCGAGCATCCGCCTCGGACTGCGCGCCTAGTCCTTTTTGACTTTCACCGCCTAGAATCTCAAGTTGGCTTTGCAGCCTTCGAATAGCTGCGTTTGTCTCTGGATTGCTAAGACCTAACGTCTGGCTAAATGGCAACGTATCAACAAAGCTTTGAACGTTTTCCGAACCCTGAATTGGGCCAATCGCGCTTTCAAGATTGCCCTCTGCTGCCTTTCGATCTTTGGGAGACAAGCCTTTTCCTGCAATAGCTTCCAACTGCGCAACAACTCTCTGGCCTTGCGTGATAGACGGAACGCTTTTCAGGTTTTCCGCTGCTATGCCGACTCGCTTTTTGTAAAGTTCTTTCTGCTCTGTCGTCTCTTGCCCTGTACGCGGCCTATTGGCGATCTGTCTTTGTAATTCTAATTTTTTAAGCTGCAGCCCATAATTCTGATCGAATTGCCTGCGGCGTTCCGCTTCGCGCGCATCATTCGCTGTGCGAGTCAGATTGAAACGTCTGAGGTCTTCTTCTGCAGCCGCTGCTTCGCGCGCATCACGCGCTGTGCGAGCTTGATATTGCGCGACGATGTTGCCAGCTGCGCGTGGTGCCATGAATGGCAAGATGGCTTGTATATTTTTGGGCAATGAGCCCACAACATTTGGGTCCCTCATAAGCTGAGCAAAACGCTGTTGCCCAGCTCGCTCTTGCGCGTCGCGGTCCATTGCGCGGCCTGCGTTTATCAAGCCCGTGTTGCTCGGCGCGCCGCCCATCATTCCGAGGCCGTTAGCAATCAGCGCCAATGAGCTGCCGAAATTATTGGGAAGCTGCCCTAGAGCCCCAAAGGGGTTATTGGTCTTCATTACTTACCTCGCTTTGGGCCAAGCATTTTGCCAACTAAATAACAAATCGGTTCGATGATTGCGCGTTCACAAGCGCCAATCCAATCGCGGCGGCCGCGTTTTTGTTTCCAAATGTCAGCAGTTCGACGCCGCGCCGCATGCTCTAGAAACGTTTTTACCGCGCGACGCGGGAAGCTTTTGCCTGCGTAAGCAAAAGCGATTAAAGGCAAGGCAATTGCGTGATAACCGCGCTCATATGCAGGGTCTAGGTTTTTTGATTGCTCAATCCATAGTTTATTTCGAAATGACCCAAAGCCATAAGTCCTATTCATTGCACTGCAAACAACTCCTTTGCCACCAGGATCGCTCGTGTCCGCTGCCTCTTGTGAAAAAGTAACTTGGTTCTCAGGGCTCCAGGTCGCGACAGTTCTTGTTGCTTGCGACTGAGGCGCACTTGTAGAGCTGCGGCCGCTGCTGCGACCGCTGCTGCGACCGCTGCTGCGACCGCGAGAGCTTGATCTACTTGTGGTTGGGGTTGGGGTTTCCAGCGTCAAACCATGAAGTGTGTTGGCCCGCTGAGCCTTTGCTTGTTGCGCGCCTAATTGTGCTTCAACCTCCATCATTGCGTTGATAGCATTTTTTGCTTGTTGATGGCCCTCGAGATCCATCATTGAGGTAATTGCAGCCCGCTCAGCCTTTGCTTCTTGCTCGGCCATCACTGTATCTAGCGCGTTACTCCGCGTAACCTGCGCATGTTGTGCTGGACTAAGGCCACTACCGCTCACGCCTGTCATTCCTGTTGGTGATATTGAAATTCCCGGCACATTGCTTTGCACCCCTGACACTGTCATCCCTGGCCCCACAGGTGTCGCGTTGGGATCAACTGGCTCTGGTGCTGAAAAGAATGACTCCACCGGTGATACTGGTGTTACAGCGGATATTTGCGGAGCATTGGAGGGACTAAACGGGTCGGTCAGCGCAGACGGTATGCTGGTTACTGGTGAGGGGCTTGTAAAGCCTGGCACACCTGCCGGCATAGCTCCCACCGTCAATCCAGGAGGTTGCTGACCTACCAACCCCTCCACTTCCATCATTGCGTTGATAGCATTTATGTTTGGATTCATAAGTGTGGGCTCAACTGGAGCGGCCAGTGGCTGGGCGTTTAATTCGTGCTGGTTCTGCGGTACTTGGAACGCTGGCGATAGATTTCGCGTTGGCGTCGGCACGTTGCGGGCTGGCCCTAAGGGGTTTTGTTCAGGTATTGGTGGAGACACAGGGGCAGGGTTTAGCATAGCCTGCTCCATTATTTCCTGTGCTTCCATCGCTCTCCTTGCCTCTACTTCTGGTGCAGTTATTGCAAGGCCGAGTGGACCTAGCAAACCCACTTGGCTGAGAGTGTTCTTCCCGATGTTGCCTTTCTGAGCCGCTGTCACCGCTTGCTGTGCTGCCGCTGCAACTTGTTCCGGTGTCATACCAGCTAAACGGCCTATTTCTACAGCCTGAGTGTTTACTGCATTCATTGCCGCTTCAGTGACAGTAGGCGAATTCGGATCAATTCCTATTTGGGCTGCCGCTTGCTGCGCTGCTGTTTGCGCGGCTGCTTCCGCTGCTGCAGTTGCCTCTGCTACAGTCGCGCCTGCAGCGATCGCGTTGGAGAATGCTTCCGCCGCGGCTTGATTTGCCACCATGGACATTGCGGATAAATTATTGGCAGCTACCTGAGCTTGCGCTTCCGCGATTGTCGCCTCTACCTCCATCATTGCGGCGATTTCTTGCTGCGCCTTCGTCATTGGCGTTTGTGGGGCTGCAACAGATCGAAACGAAATATTCTCAAGGTTTTGTCGCGGACTATATTGCGGGCCGCGAGTCGCATCATACCGGTCTAGCCCTGATCTAGCATTAGGGACGCTTAATTCGTCTTCTAGTTGAAGTGTTAGATTTGCTATTTCGTCTAGTCGAGACTGCAGTGCTCCAATCTCCATTGCAGGTTGGGAAAATTTCCCCGGCTCCTCCTGAATTTGGGCCTCCATTCGGGCAATTTCGTTTGGCGGCACGTTTTGCTGCGCAGCTGCAAGGGCGTTGTTAACTGCGACAGCTTCTTGCTGAAGGTTGTTTAGCGCCTCTACAATTTGCATCTGGCGCGAAAGTTCTAGCGCTTGCTCCGTGCTAGTTGGGCCCGGTTCGGGTGCCATTTCTCCTAAAGGCGAGCCGGCAATGGTTACCATATTTGCACCTTTTTTAACGGCGACACTCCCGTTGCAGTTCGCAAAGGAGGGGCTTCGTGGTTTGTTTTGTAGTTATGGGGCTATATGTTGCCTTTGTAAGGCCGCGATTAATAATGTTACCTATACGTAACCGCTGGTATATTGCGCGTTCTGATTATCCTCGATGTCTTAAAAGTTATGAAGAATGCGAGGCATTTGCGCGCCAATGGCACGAAAAAAGGCCAGTAAGTAGATACAGCAGCATATTAAATAGACATCACTGCGAGCCCAAACCATTTTTTTATAATGCCTGGCACGGGGACCATAAAATCATCGCGAGACCGGCGCGTTAAAACTTAAAGGCGACTAAACCCTGTCATCATGCTACCAATACCCAAGCCAATTGAACCAAGCCCACCCAAGAACCCGGTGTTAGGCTGCGTTTGAGTGTTTGTAGCTGTATTTGTGCCCGTTCGGAATGATTGGTTCGGATTGCTGAGCAGCCTCATCGGAAACTCAAGTGATTGCAGCTCCGGGTACAAAGTCTGATCAAGTTCTAGCTGACGCCGTAAATCTGCCTGACGTAGCATCTGGTTTGCGCGGTTAGCATATGTCTGTTCCATTTCAGCGCGGCGTTGTTGTTCCATGCGATCAGCAGTCGGCGCTGCGTTTAGTACAGTTTGAATGCCAGTTCCGTAAAGATTCTGAGCAGCGGCAAACCCTTGTTGATCCCTGCGGTTTGCTTCAGCGTCAAACATCTGCCGTTGACGGTCATAATCTTGATAACGCATTTGGTTAGCCATGCGGCCCAAGCGATCAGCGGCAACGTTGGCAAATGCCCCCGACCCCATCGAGCGGCCCGCGCCGCTGAATTGAGATTTTAGCGACGTCATAACGTCATCAGACACGTCGCTGATTACCTGATTGAGATATGGGTTTGCGTAGTCTCGCTGATAATCCGCAAAGGCCGCTGCACGTGCCGGATCATACGATTGGTTGCGATTGTTTACATAACTTGACAACGCACCTTCACCGCGCGCAGCATCAATTTGCCCGCCTGCCATCAACGGCTGGAATTGCTGAGAAGTTTGCGTCGGATCGCGAAAGTAATCTTGACCACCGTTGGCGTTCGTCGCCGCAAAGTCCAGCATGTTTAGGCCAGTCTTATATTGCGCTGGCTCTGGCGGCCGAAATTTTGCGGCATTGCCAATCATTGGCATGGCTTGGTCAATGGTTTTTTGCAATGGGGCCTGTAACGGGCCCCAAGGCTCAACGCTGGAGTCTTGCGTGTTGCTGGTTGTCGTTGTTGTTCTGCTACTCAAAGCTCAAGCTCCAGGTAATCATGCGTGTATTTCCAATGCGGAAGAAACTTTTTAAAAGCTTTGCGGAACAGGCCGGTTGCTCGTGTGCAACCATAATCCCGCGCCCAGTTCAACACGGCTGGCTCAACTTCAGTAATCCAGTGTTTGACGTGCTGGCCAGTCACAAACAAAATGTTAAGCCAGCGATCGCCCAACGCAGTCTCAATCAACTCCACGCCTATCAACGCTTTGATTTCCTCACCGCGTATAATTGCGACCAGATACACCCTCACATTCGGATCAACTAACACTTTAAAAAGGCTTCTAGGTGTGTGATCTTTCATGCCAACGTCGGCAAGCATTGGCTCAATTTCCGCCCACCGATGGACGATCATCTCGGGCGTCAACAACGCTGGTTGAAATTTGGGCGAAACTGCCTGCGGGGTTGGAGATTCCTGCTCAACCGCGCCGACATCATCCGCAAAAACAAAAGCGTCATCCGCCTCTAACGTCATAGTCAAATGTCCGATCTGCTTGGGCGTTATTCGCGTGCGTTAGCGTGAACGATGTTGATGTTACGGCAGACACATAGAGCGTCCCCGATCCTTGTTCCGCAGCCGCGTTTGCTGTTGTAGGGGTTAAGAAAATTTTGGCCGAACTATTCATGTTGGCTGCAGGTGTTACGGTCGTTGTCGTTGCGCCCGCCGTAAGCGTGACTGATCCAGTAGAATTTGAGCGCCCCACAATCAATTGATTGATGGCAAAAACGATAGTTCGTATGACCGTTTCGTGCGGCTGCAGCGCCCTCATTGCACGCCTGCCGGCACGCTATCCGTCTCAATGCCTTTGGCCAAAGTCCATGTTGATGCTGCCGGAACACGGATGCGCGCACGAATATAATTTCCCGACGCCCACGCCGGCGCAACGCCTGTTGTTTCCAAGCTTTCAGCCGAATTGAAACTGACTGTATCACCGTCACGCTCACGCGCCGCGATTTCAACCGTTACGGCCGTGCTGTCAATGTGTGGCCTGGTCCCCGTGATCAAATGGCGGCTTCTTGGATCGTTTCCGTCAGCGGTGACAAATTCCGCTGCCATGGCCGAACCGGTGAAATATGCAAGCTTGTTGTCCGCTTGAAAGATTCCGACCAAAGGCGCGCCGCCTTTCCAATAATCGGCATCTAGCGAAAACGGAAGCGCATCCAGCGTCCCAAAGCTATCCATACTATCGAGATCAGTGCCTTGCGTCAGCCAACGCGCTAATGTGTAAGCGGTCACGTCGATGTAGGCCGCCTCGTCAATTGCATAATCGTAAACAATGATACGATCGGGCGTCGTATCGTCAACGGCGCTTTCACTTACATAAGCTAGCATGTAGAGATTTTTTTGCGGTGCTAGCGCGCCCATGCACAGCGATTGCGAGCCGTTACGCATGTCCTTAACAAAGAAATCTCGCCACTTCCCGACACCAACTGGCTGCGATTGACCAGAGACCAAATTCATCCGATACACGCCATCGACGCCGACATAAAAGGCTTCGCTTGCACTGTGCACAAGGCTATCGGGCGCAAACAAACCGCGACCCGCTTCAACTTTATCGAATTGAAATATTTCACCGCTACCCGGCACAAACGTCATGCGCGTGACGCTGTCACGCTGGAAAATATACCCAACCTCGCCGCCGATCAGGCCGGTGATTGGGCCGCCATCGGGCAGGCTATTCACATCCGCAAGAGATGAGCCGCCAATCGTCCAATCAGCGCTGTCATTAATGTTTGACCATTGCACAGCCTTGTTATCTGCTGAGGTATGTCCACACACAACAAAATCTCGAACAACCGCCAAGTAACGCGCCTTCGGTGGTGAACCGCCAAGATCCTCAAAATTCGTTGACGATGTCATGTTGTACGTCTGAATATTGTCGATGTAATTCGTGGCAATAATGTTAGGCCCAAATTCCACGAACCGCCATCGCTCTGGACTTACGCCAGCGTAAGCCCCGCCCGACGTTCGCGTCACGTCAGACCAAACATCCCCTGTCCCAAGCTTGTAGAGAGCCGTCTCCGTCCCAGCCATGCTCAACACGTTGCCGCTTGTATCCAGCAGAGAAACCGCGCCGCGGACTTGCGATCCAACGCTTGATCCAACCGCAACCGGTTGCGAAAACGGAGCAAAACCAGCCGCTACAGGATGCACGTTTTTTGCAACCTTTAGAATTTGCGCGTTGACGCCGTCTGCATCGGGATGCCAGCGGCCAAACGGAATGAGACGGTTCATTGTCATGAGCCGATTGAAACCCTTGCGCGTGCGATTGTTTTGCCGCCCCGGCGGTTTGCGCGTTGCGTACGGTTCGCACCACTTACCGAGCTTCTAAATCTTGCCAAGTGAGATTGCGCAACTACATCTCGCATAAAGCTAAACGCTTCAAATAACGTCGCCTGCAGGTAGATGCTAGGTCGCGCCGTCAGCACCACGTTTGTTGTATTACTCGACGTGATACCGGATGGCCGCGCATAGTAAAGAATACGCAAGTTGCCGGTGTAACCTCCGGGAGCCGTGCGGATTGTATTGCCTTCGATAGTGTACCATCGAGGATTGCCGCCATCCCCTGAGGCTAAACGCAACTCGAACGCATCAACGCTTAACGGTTCCAGCCCTATTCTATCGCTTTCACGGCTGAGCGAACGGACGCCCACGCTATCAGCCGGAATCGTACCTTCGCCATCTGTAAACGCGATTGTGCTTCGCGTAACCATTTCATCTGACCGAAGCGGCTCGCTGTAGAGCGGATCATTGAGATCGCCAACGCCGTTGAAAATACGATCTTCCGCCAAGCTAATAAAGTCTTCAACTTGATTGCCGAAATACGTATCTGTCCTGGAGCAATCCGCCTGAATTTTCGCTTTAAGCGTCGCAAAATCTGTGATGGCCAAGGCATTAGGCTCGCAAAGTTGTGGTCTTCAAAAAGCGATAATCGGGATCGTTCAAAAGCTTCATCGTTGCTTTGACGTGCTCGCGATCCCCATACACATTCACTCCATGATCATCCAAAAACTTCAGGACAAACACGTTGGGAATATGGGCATAAATCCAATCGCCGTCCTTTGTGCGAAGGGCATCCGGGTCCGAATGCTTAATCTTGTTTTGCTCGATGATTTCAGAGACATCTTGCTCGGTATAAAGCTCAAACCCTGTCGGGGTGTCTTCGTACCAAGTTCGCGTTTTTGTCGCCGCGTCGTACGAAAATAACCGCCGATCACTCATCGTGAATTTCCCCATTCGTTTCGCGTAACATTTCGCGTGTTTCCGGGGATTGACGATCGAAATCAGTCATGACCGAGTCAGCTTTTTGCTTGGTGAGCTGGCGTAATTTCGCGGCGTGCTGCTCGGCAATTTCCTGCTCGGTTGCTTCAGGACTCAGACCATCGATAACAACGGCAAGACCGCGCTCAACAAAAATCGCAGCCGTCTCCGGACAGCAATCCTCGCCAACGATCAGACGATCACCGCACATGTGCTTTCGGCCAGCGTCACCTGTAACCCGCTTGCTTGTAATTTTGATGTGCGAAGGCGCGGCCGCTTTTGGCGGCCGGCCCCTCTTCTTGGAAGGTTCAGTCATATTTACCTTTATGAGGTTGTGAGATCTGCAACGACGCCATTTGCAGCTTCGTCGAGACTTGCGAGCGTGTGCTCGACTTTGAGCATGCGCTTTTCTGCGTGACCCGTTCGTGCCAGTGGCATGGTCTTGAACGGCTGGAGCATCATTACCTGCCACTTCGACGGATCGATCACATAAGCATCACGAGCTGAGCAGAAGCGGTTAGGAATGATGCGGTGCTCGCCAAAGTCCGACACGTAGACATCAGCCGCGCCGAGAATGACGGCTTGGCTGCGGCCACGGTTTTCCCGGTATTGTGTTGCAATGCCAGAAAAGCCTGACGCTGCTTGCTTGTTAAAGCCGCCGACCATAATCACGCTAGGGTCGCCGCCGGCTTCCCATACGCTTTTGATAACGGGTTTAAGCAAAGCCTCAGTGAACGCCCGCTGCGTTCCATCGGTTGCAGCGTCAACGATGTTGGTGCCTGTGTTAAAACCACCATCAGCGCCGCCTACGCCACGATCTGTGTTAGTTTCCATCCACGTAAGGCAACCCGCAAGCTCACCAGCCGTTGAGGCGTTACCGACGACGGAAGCGTTGTTGCGCGTGAGCGCGGCTTCCATGTCCCGCTTTAGCTCTTGGCCCGCCTTGGCGGTCTGGTATTTGAGCTCTGACGAACGGCCAGCAGTGTCAACCGCGTTAGCGGTATCCGACACGACAATCGTTTTGTCTTGCAACTGCACGTAGTTGGTTAGCCGCGTCGGGTCTGAAAGCGTATCGCCCTCAACGTCGAAGCCTTCCACTTGCTTGTTGTCGCCATCTGCGGCCGCAAGCGTGTCTTTTTGCCATGCTGGATTACGGCTCGTCGTCTTTGCCTTACGAACAAGAGAATAAAACGGGGTTTCCGTTGGCGAAATGTTAGTGATGACATCTGAAAGGTCTTCTCTAATCCCGACCACGTCAAACGTCTGCAGTGTGCCTGTAAACAGGGATTCAGCCATTTTTTCTTACCTTATAAACGGCGCCAAAGCATCAGCGGCTGAATCAAGAGAGCGCTCTTGCATGTGCCGCTTTATTGCGCTTTGTTGCGCGCGTTGTTGAGATGAACGCCCGTCGGTTCCTTTTGAACGGACGAGCTTCGGTTTTGCTTTCACCTCTTTTGCAACGCCTTTGGATTGCCTCTCGAGGTTATAAAAAGCGAGCGCAGCTTTGATGACTTTGAACGCATCAGCGTTCCTGAGGCTATCAAACACTGCTGGTGATATGCCGAATCCTGCCTCCAAGTCTGACGCCGCTTGAATCGCGACGGCTTGGTCTCCTAATTCTGGCCAAAAATCGAGAATTTTAGCGCGTTCACGCTGCCATTGGACGTTTTCCAATTCAGCCTGGCGCTGTTGTTGCTGTTGCAGCGCCGCGTGTCGCTGTTGATTTGCTTGTTCATGCTGCTGTTGTAGCACTCGCGCGTTTTGCATCTGCGCGTAATAAAGCTCTGGGTCGTAATATTCTGAATTCGGGTTGAGTAGCTCTTCGCTAGGCTCTTGGACCGGAATTGCAGCTTGCCATTGCGCTATCGCGTCTTGATATTTCTGCAACGTTTGAACGTGCTGAATGGCTTGCTGGTCCCAATCAACTGGCGGCAGCTTAACAGATTTTACATTTTCAAGTTCCGCCTGCAATTCATCAAATTGCTGGTAACGCTCTAGCGCTTCTTCAAGTTTAATACGGCGCGGCTCTTCCCCTTCTTGAGAAGCCGGTATCTCAATGTAGTCCCCAAGGTCCACATCTTTTGAGTCCTTGTTTACGGTTTCCGCAGGCTCGTTTGCTGCCTCGGCCTCGACCGCCTCTACAGGCTCATCAGCTGTTAACTCAGGTTCTGGTTTTCCGTCGGGTTTAACTTCAACCGCTTCTGCCTCTTGGACTTCTGCTTTTGCAAAGCGGCCAAGGTCATCTCGTGGCGATCCCAAATCGATAGCGCTATCCGGCATGGCCAACACGGCATCCTGAAGGCTAGGACCCTGCTCAATTGGCTGTGTGTCACTCATTTATTCATTTCCTGCAATTCGGCGGCGGCTCTTTCACCCCGCACTACAACGCCCGTCATGCGGGCAATAAATTGCTCCAACGCCTGCAACTGAAGGGCGCTTGCACGCCGCCCGTCATCATCAGTCGGAGCGCAAAGCGTCATTGTTCGGATGAGTTGATCGCGCTCACGTGCTAAATGTTTTTGAACAAGTGGATGCTCGAACAGCTGTTTTACTTCGTGCGCAACTTGAGCCTGATCATTAAGGCGTTGGGCTTTCGTTCTTCGTGAGCTCACTTGTGCAGCTCCCCGCCTGGCCTAAATCCATCCCCGGACCCGTTCATTGCTGCCAAACTCATCTCATCGTTTGCGCGCTGCTCAGCCAGTTCACGCTCCTGCATCATGCGCAGCTCGGCGATCTCGCGCTCGCTTTGCAATCTCAACTCTGCAATTTCGCGTTCACTTGCGAGCTTTGCTTGTTGCAACGCCAAATCATTTTGCAGTTTCATTTGCTGCAGCGCCTGATCTGTCTCAGCTTGGCGTGCCGCCATATTTTCCTTGAATTGCATTTCCATCGCGCGGGCCTGCGTTTCAAATTGAAGCTTGGCTTGAGCTAGCTCGGCGTCTGCCATCGCTTTTTGCTGTTCCAGCTGCATTTTTGCGGCAGCTTCTGCCGTTTTCGGATCTTGCTGCTGCTGAGCAAGTTGCTCATCCATTCCTGGGGGAATCGACTTAAAGAACCGCTCCGGATTTTTAAAACCGCCTTCGCGCGCAATGTCCTGCAGGGTTTGCACGTATTCGCTAAGGCCAACCACAGGATTGCCCGAGCCTAGATATTGATAGATTTGTTCTTGCTTGGAAGCGATCATGCTGAGCTTTTGCAATCGCTCTTCCCGCGTTTCGGCGGCCACCCCAACGTGGATCTTAACGGTTAGATCTTCCGCCCAAGCCTGCGGATTAATTTCCAGAGGTTTGCCGTTAACACGAATTATGCGTGGCTGATCTTGATAGGATGCAACCTGTTCCAGAATGTGCTGAAAAATGCGCTCGACGCCTTTCGCCGCCCATCGGCCAATCAGCTCAATGCGTGAGTTAGCTGCCGCCGAAAGCTGACGAATGCCCGCCGCTGTATCCGTCACGCCTTGATCACGATGGCCTTGCGCGTGG